ATGATACGAGAGATAATCATAGCGGAAATTTTTATTATAGAATGAAGTTTCCCAAAAAATATAAAGGTGGGTTAGAGATCACCAAGTTTGAAAAGAACTTGATGTCACAAGATCCAGTCAGAGGTAGAACGAAACCATTGACATATACTTTTATAGATGCATTTCCTAAAACTATATCATCTATGCCAGTTACTTATGATGCATCAGACTTGTTAAAGTGCACTGTATCATTTAATTACACAAGATATAGTGCAAAGCCCACTAATGCAAATGCTTTTGATCCCTCATTTGCATACGCTGCTGGCCAGTTTGCTAACATTGCTGTAGATAAATTAACTGGAATTGATTTATTAGGAGATGTAGTGGGTGGAGTTGTTCAGAGATCACTCTCTAGATAACCCTGCTATATAATATACTGAATTGCATAATAGGATATCATGCCTTTACCAAAAATTGCGACACCAACGTATAGTATGGTGTTACCATCTTTAGAAAAGGAAATAAATTACAGACCTTTTCTAGTGAAAGAAGAAAAACTTTTAGTTCTTGCTTTAGAAAGTGAAGATACAAAACAAATCACTACAGCTATCAAAGCAGTTCTTAAGAGTTGTGTTCAAACAAAAGGAATTAAAGTAGAATCACTACCTACATTTGATATTGAATATTTGTTTTTAAATATTCGCGGAAAGTCAGTCGGTGAATCAATCGATGTTAATATCATTTGCCCTGATGATGAAAAGACAAGTGTTAAAGTTGAAATTGATTTAGATGACATCAAAGTTCAGAAAACTGAAGGTCATACAAACAAAATTCAATTGGATAAAAATCTAATGATGGAACTTAAGTATCCCTCTTTAGATGAGTTTATTAAAAACAACTTTGACTTCAAGGATGAGAATGCAATGGAACAATCATTTCAATTAATTGCATCCTGTATTGATAAAATATACAATGAAGAGGAAGTATGGGCAGCATCTGATTGCACAAAGAAAGAGATAACTGAGTTTCTTGAGTCGATGAACTCATCTCAATTTAAAAAAATTGAAGAGTTCTTTACAACAATGCCTAAATTATCACATACTATAAAGGTCAAGAATCCAAATACAAAGGTTGAAAGTGAAGTTGTGCTTGAGGGTTTAGCGTCTTTTTTCGGGTAGCGATGATCCACATGGATCTTGCTAGCTATTATAAGTTGAACTTTTCGTTGATGCAATACCATAAATACTCATTAACTGAGATTGAAAACATGATGCCTTGGGAACGAGATATCTATGTTGGATTACTAAGACAACATCTCGAAGAGGAAGAACTTAAACGACAGCAATCAACGAATGGCTAGCCCAGCAGCAAAAAAAATATTAATAGAAGACTTTGGTTATCAACCCGTTGATATAGAATCAAAGTCAGCCTATTCTCGTGCTGTAAGGGAAACTGTTAATAAACTTAAATTAGAAAATCCAAAAGATCCAAGAATCAAAACTCTACAAGATGCAGTAAGACCATCTAGGAAAAGAACAACCAAAAAAGAATCAACCAAGAAAGAATCAACACAACCAAAGAAAACAAAGGATGATGCGATAAAATTCATCAGAGGTAGAGGAACTCCTGAACCTGTAGAACCAACCACACCAACCATACCTAAATTTGGTGGTGAAAAAACTGGAGCAGCGTTGACATCTATATCTCAAACGGTTAATGCTATAAAGAAACTTGTTACTCGTCAAAATAAATTTGAAAAAGAGAAGGTATCTGATACTAGAGAAGCAAGAGAGAAAAAGAAAAGAAGTATGGCAGAGAACCTCATGGAAGGTGGGAAAAAAATGTTTGGTAAAGTTGCTAATACATTTAAAAAAGTATTAGAACCAGCAAAAGGAATCTTTGAATCAATATTTAATTTCATAAAATTATTTTTTCTTGGTTCAGCCTTAATGAAGATACTTGATTGGTTTGGTAATCCTGATAATAAAGATAAGATATCATCTATATTCAGGTTCCTGAAGGATTTTTGGCCTGCTATCGCTGCTGGAGTTATAGCATTGATGGGGCCTATTCCTGCATTTGTTGCAGCAATCGGATTAGCATTTACATTTGTTCCAAAGATAATCGATTTTGTTAAATCAATATTTGGTCTGGGTAAAGATGTAGATAAAGAAGTTAAAAAAGAAGAAAAAGATTATGAGAAAAGTAAGAGAGGAACTGCGTTTGATGATACCACGGTGACTACTGAAACTAGAGGGCCTACCACAGCGTTTGCAGAAGATGCAGAAGGAAATGAAATAACTGATTTGAATAAGAGAGAAGAAATTAGTAACAAGGCAAGAGAAGCAATGCCGATGAATAAGGGTGGTGAGGTTCCAGGCCAAGGGAACACAGACACCGTTCCTGCGATGCTAACACCTGGTGAATTTGTGTTAACTAAGGAGGCAGTTAAAAAAGTTGGTGCTGATACTTTATATGGAATAAACGCTGCTGCTGGTGGGGTTGGTAAATCAAATGATGTTCCAAGAGGGTCAAGCGGTAAACCCATGAAGAAAAAATCAACCGTTCAATCTATGATGGATATGGGTGGATTGAATCCGATTAATAATATATCTAAATCAATGAGTAATGTGACTAACAATACTTCTAATGATATGTCTAAATCAATGAGTAACGTGACTAACAATACTAACAATACTTCTAATAATATGTCTAAATCGATGAGTAATGTAACCAATAACTCATCAAGTGATGTAACTAATAATAAATCGAATGTAACTAATAAGACAATTAAAACAATGAACATGAGTGGTGGTGGAATGACTAAAAATTCATATAATAGTGGTGGTATGATTACTAATAACATAAGTGAAACATCAAATACTCAGTATATGAAACTTGGTGGTATGGTTAAAAACTTTATTTCTAAAACACCACAAGCTCGTCTCATAAAATTTGCAGCAAAACAAATTAAAAAATCTCCAGTGGGAACACCAGTATCTAAAGCATTTAGAAAACTTAAAATGGTTGGAATGGCTCCTCCTGCTCCATCTGTTGACACGGGAAATCCAACTTTATCAGGTGAGACAATACCAAAATTTAGTGTTATTGCACCTGGTGGAAGAGCAAAAGAACAGACTTTAGGTGTGAGGAGAT